GTAGTATACATATATATAAAAGTTTGTTTTTTATTATTGATACAAAACTATCTCTTTAGTTTTGGATATACAACCCTTCTCCATCTTTTATTTAAATATATTTTGTTATTGAGGACGCACGAAGCTCCTCATGTTCAGGCTTAGTATATTTTGTGGATTATTTTCCACGTTTTTCTTCTAACAAAACAAAAATGAATAGTCTCAATAATGAAATTAATCAAGGAAAGTCATCCAAAACTCAATATTTTTTTTTATATTCTTCAAGCATGGTTCGCAAAGAAGTCTCGCGCAATGTGTTCATAAAAGTTGATGGGAAAATTATTTCTCTCAACAATGTGAAATACAAGATCATTGGTGGTTGCACGAAAGGAGTTTCGAAAGCTGTACGCCGTTTTAAAGCGGAATCTGTTTTTGATACTCTTTTTGGCGCCGTTGATGGTTTGAAAATTTTACTAAACGCATTAAACAAGATATCAGAGTTGAAAAATGCTGGAGATAAATATCTTAATAAACAAACGCTTTTAACCTTGGCAAATATTTTATTAAGTGTGAAATCATTATCGGATCATCCTTCAGTGACGAGCTTCATAAAGATCGTTATTGAATTGTTCACTCTCCGTGAATTGACTTTTGAAAAAGAGTCTTTAGACGGTTTGTTGATGGCTGGTTTGAGTATGTTTTTGCCTGGTAAAATAAATGAATTGATTAAACGCGCTTCAACATTCACTAATGTTAAATTTCTTGATGACATTGGTCTTTATCACTCACTAGTTGTTTGGTTGTCAGATTTATTTAGTTGTGTATATGACTTCATAAAAGACAAGCTTCCAGCTCAGGTTGTGAGTGTTTTCGATTCTTTCACCAATAAAATAAATGTCACTAAACATCATCTGGTTTTGGACAAGGGGAAGAAATTAGTGGAGCAATATCGGCAGAATCCAAAAATAATGAGCGATGTGTTGTTTAGACACTCCGTTTCAGAATTTTTGACTACTGCTGAGAGTGATCCCGATTTCTTTTCATGGGCGCGTAGGCACGCTGGTGTTGGCCACATCTTTGAAGCTGTTCTTCGTATGGGGAAAGTTGTTAAAGCTTATGGTGAGATGAGTAGAGTTGAGCCAACTTGTTTTGTTTTTGAGGGACCTCCAGGAACCTTAAAATCATATACTATGTTGCCTCTTATCAAAAGTCTAAAAATGCCAGCGTACTCGCACGTCGTCAAATCTGTTGATGATGGTAAAGATTTTTATGATACATATAATAACGAACCTATCTTTTATATGGATGATGTTGGTCAACAGGGGATTTCACAGTGGAGAACTATTATTAACATGGTTTCTCCCGTGAAATTACCTTTAGATTGTGCTGATGCCAAACTAAAAGATACAAAATTTTTTAATTCCGAATTATTATTTTTAACAACAAATGCTTTTAGCAATTTGCACGGTTTAACGAAGTCAGATTGTATATCTGATATTAAAGCTTTGTGGCGTCGAGGAAATGTTTTTGATTTCTCTCAAGCAAAAGCTAAAGATGGTTCGTTAACAGGAGTAATTGCCTTTAAGCATTTCGATTTATCAACTAGTTCTTTTCATAATTGTTTTCCTACAGATGTTTATAGTTTTTTCAAACAACGTAATATTGATATTTCACCTACTTTCGTGATAAAACCGGATACTACTAGAGTTGATTTGTTAGTGTGGATGAAGAAAATAGTGCAAGCATATATTTTCCTCAAAAAACAATTTCATCAATCGACTGAATTAACTGAAGCTGAAGAACAACTTCTTGATTTTGATTTGACTGCAGAAATGCAAACAAATGATGATGAAGAAGAATATCATGAAGCTTTAGTTTCTTTCCCGCATCCTCAGCAAGAAAGTAATGAAAGGTCAACTCCGCCTCCTCCTCTACATGTTATTAATTGTAGACCAGATAGATCTGTTTTAATCTCGGGAATTACCAGACAAACTGAAATGTGGGCTGTTAGACAACCGCACACAGATTCATATTTGCTGGAGATTCATGCAGAAGAACAAGCTCGATTTGTTTTTTCTGATATCCACGCTCCATTTTTGGATATGAGTTTGAGAAGCATCTGGATGTTAATTAAGGAGTATACTCTTTACATCCGTGATTCTTTTTGGACTAGTTTTCAAAAAATTGTAGCATGGTTTTTGGATCCTCAGGGAGGCTTACGTTTAACCATTTATATTTCTATTTATGTTTTGATTTTAGCTTATTTATATATTTTTTCTATTTTTTATCCTACAACTTTGGAGAGTGAATCTGACGTTATTAGTTTTGCAGACAAAGAAATCCATTCAGGAGTTTTATATGTTCAAAAAAATATAAAACACTGTGAGATTTACTTGGATAGTAAGGACAAAGAAGTTGTAACGACAAAAGCTATAGTGAGTGGTCGAAAGATCATTTTACCTAGTCATGCTGTTGCGGCTGAAACTGTCTATATAAAATTGTTTGCGAAAGGAGATAAACGAAATGTTCAAGTTGATTTGGAAAAAGTCAACGTCGTTTATCGTAATAACGAAGAAGATGTGTGTATAGTCTCTCTACCTGATTCTTTCCCTGCTCCTTTTAAATCTCTTAAATCTCATATTAAGAGTGATAAAACAGCAGTGAAGTATTGGGTCGGAGATGACAAGATACTGGATTATGGAAAGATCTGCGTTCCGTATAAAGGATCTGTCACCTACTATACTAGTGTCAAAGGGTTGAGTCGGAAGACTCAAATCCCCATTACAATTCCCGAAGACAGTAGAATTTTGTATACTGAAAGAGGAAATGGATTGTGTGGTAGTGCTGTAGTAGATGAATTTGGTTTTTTGCAGGGAATGCACGTGGCTGGACAAGAAAAAATATCAACTGGTTGTGCCCGCTTGTGGAGTGCAGAAATTAAGAGTGTCATTGAATTTCATCTAAATGAAAATCTTAATTTGCTCCCCTATGAAGTGAGTACAAAAGAAGTGGAAGGTTCATTTGTTAAGTTAGAATCTACTTTAAATAGTAGTGTTCCTAGTAAAACAAATTTTGGAGCTTCTCCTTTGTATGGTATTTTTCCGGTGACCCGCTCGCCAGCCAATTTACAACATTCTGGAAAATGCACAGTGAAAGATGTTGCGAAAAAGTCCTTTATTGAGTGTAATCCCGTTTCTATTGAGGAAATGGCTTATGCTCGAAAAGTCTGCGCTAGTATTTTGGTTCCATTTGACTCGTTGGATGAATTTTCAATTGTTAAAGGTACTCAATTATTAGCGGGTCTTAATAAAGACTCTAGCAATGGTTACGGTTGTTCTAAGGAAAAATCTGATTATATTGACTTTGTAAATGGTAAATTTACAGATTCGTTTATGAATGATCTTTCTAATTTTGAGCAAAGTGCAAATGCAGGTGATGTAGATTGGCAAAAGCTCGTCTGGGTGGAAACACTCAAAGATGAGCTGAGAGGGTTAGAGAAATGTGGTGAACCAAGAAGTTTTCGGGTTGGCACTATTTTTAATCAGGTGCTAACTAAAAAATATTTTGGTCGTATGGTGGAACATATCGTGAAAAATAGAGATGAAAACCAGATAATGATTGGTTGCAATCCTTTTAAGGATTGGGACAAAATGTATTCTGTACTTATTTCTTCACATGGTGTTTTTGCCGGGGATGTTAAAAAATGGGACGGTAAGATGTCACCACAAGTCCAACGAGAAGTCCAAGAACTTTTGATTTCTCTTATGCCACCAGAATCAAGGCGAATTGGAAATTTACTTATTGAATCTACTTTCAGATCCATAGTAAATATTCAAGATGATTTGATTCTCACTACTCATTCGATGGCTTCTGGCTCTTTTTTAACAGCAATCTTAAATAGTTTTGTACATCGTTTTTATACCGCAATGTGGTTTTATAGAAATTGGGTTATCAATTTTAAGAAACCACCTACTATTTATGATTTTTCTAATAGTGTTATAGATTTTCTTTATGGCGATGATAGCGTTAATGCTATCAAGAATAAAGATATTTTGCATACTCATAATGCGATATCTATGCGCAATTTTTATCAATCTTTAGGAATGGATCTTACGACGTCACATAAAGGCGAAATAACAGAACCTTTTGATAGAATTGAAGACATAACGTTCTTAAAAAGACGTTTTGTTTATCATACTACTATTGGAAGAGTTATGTGCCCACTTGAATTAAATGTTCTTCAGTCAGGTCTATCCTGGGTTGATTATTCGAAGGACATAAATCAAGTTATGTATGACAAGGTTCATAATTATCAACGTGAGATTTATTTACATAGTGATTGGGTACATTTGCTTAGTGACTTTGAACATCGGTTGTCATCTTTTGGCATCCCATTTACCAAGTTATCTGAGCAGTATCTTCTCCAGTTGTACACGGATCACGTTGATTCTCTTAAAACATTTTATCAATTTTCTTATTTTTAATTTTAAACATAATTGTATAAATATTGAAGAGTTATAACAAAAATTCTTTTTATTGTTTTTCTAAATTTTTGGCTACTTTTATACAATTTTATTTTAGAAAATATTTCTCTTACCAACTATAGTGTTATGTTGGGGAGTAAAATACACTACCAATCAAATTTTAAATTTTAATTCTTCAAATTTTAGTTTTAATAATATAATTTTTAATGCAGAATCTGCTCAATCAGATTCTCAATCTAATCAATCTACCACTACTGGATTGTTTTCAAATGAAAATAATTCTAGATCATCAATTGTTCCAGTGGCGTCGAATTTTTACTCTAGTGTGAGAACGAGATCGTTGATTGATTCCCCCGTGCGCTATAACAAATTTCCCAAATTGAAAAACATTCCTCCTCAGCTAGAGATGGACTATTCTAGAATTTTGAATAAACCTTATTTTATATCAAATATTTCTTGGTCTAGCGTATCTACTGGTGAGTTGGCTGTGATTAACATTCCTGGGGATATTTTAAATAATCCTTTGGCGAAGATTCCCTTCTCTGCCTCAGTAATGTATAGAGCACGACTAAATGTTGTACTGCAAGTTGCAGGAACACCAATGCATCAAGGGTGTGTTTTAGCATCATCTCACCCTTATGAAGCTGTTTCCGTAGATGGAAAAGGCTTCAATGATAAAAATTCGCGTATGGCTTCACCTCACGCGTTTTTGTATGCAAATGAATCTACATCAGTGAATGTTGAAGTTCCTTTTTATGTGAACACGAAGTTGCAACCAGTAGATCTTGATGGTTTTACAGTTATGCCAAGCACTGACACTGCAAATTATGCACAAGTAAGATTGTACGTTTTAAATGCATTGTCTATGCCGGAGACCGCATCATCTTCAGTTACTATTACTGCACACTTTATGTTTACAGATTTAGAGTTTTACGTTCCTCATGTTGATGTAACTTGGGTTCCTTTTGAAGCCGAGTCATATTCCAGCTCTATCACAAAGGCCATTGATGGTGTGTTTTCTATGGGAAAGCAGTTAACATCAGATCTTTTAGATTCAACGAGACAATCAGTCCGAAAATGGACTGGTTTGCATTCGCCTGAAAAGAATGATCTTTGTGGTAAAGAAGCAATAGTTTTTAGACAAAATATAAATAATGTGGATGCGACTAATTTTTATGAAAAGTTGGACCCTTACTCAGCCTTTGAAACTGTTTGTGACGATTATATTTTTGATACAGACATAGATGAGATGCATCTGAAGGAAATATTGCAAAAGCCCCAGATAATTGGTAAATTTGTAGTGTCTACTACAGATAATTCAGGTACTTTGCTGTGGTCGCGCCCTATAACACCTATGCAGGAAGTTAATTCCTTGCAATATGTGGATATTGGTGGGTTGCCGCAATATACCAATGTTAGTTCCAATTTGTTACAAACGTTTCATATGTTGAGTCGCTATTGGCGTGGTGGTATGAAGATTTATCTTCAGGCTGTTATGTCGAATTTCCATTTTTGTAAATTAACCATTGCTCGAAATTATTCTCCTTCCTATAAAGCTATTGGAAAAATTCCTAGTTTTGATGATATTTCAAATCTTATGATGGAAACGGTTGAATTTTCTGCTGGTGGTCAGATTCAAGAAATAAAATTGCCATTTTGTGCTACCTTGAATCAATTACCTTGTTCAACTGATTTTGTTGCTAATGCAATGCAGCATGGAGAATATTATATTTATTTGCATCAACCATTAGTTACTAATGGTTCCGTTTCTACTTCTGTTGAATTTAATGTTTATATTGCTGCAGATGACGACTTTGACTTTTTTGGTTATGCCGTCAATCCAATGCTCAAATTTTCTACTGAATTATCGAAGCCAGCTTTGGCACACAAAGAAGAACTAATCTCGTTTGAAGCAGAATCAGCTACGGTGCCAATACCAACTAGTACCCAAGAACATTTGGAATTGACTTCCCACCAAGATGATTTAGAAACCTTATATGATTTGAGACCTATAAAAAGTGTCAGAGATTATATGCGTAGGTTTTATAAAATTCAATCAAGGAGAATAACTGCGGATCCTTCTGCTATTGATTATGGATATATTACCATCCCTTTGGCGGAGTTGCTAGGAAATATTCCTAGCGCCTCTTCTACTGGTATGTCTTCTATATCCACGTTAGCGCTGTTGCGTAAGTTGTTTTTTGGTTATCGAGGTGGAATGAAATTTAAAATAATTCTTAATGGTACTACTTTTGGTGAGGTGACGTACGTGCCTCCTTCATTTTCAGTGAATCACGACACTAAAGCTTGGAATTCAAACTTGCCTGTCAATTTGGCAGGTGCCCCAGCTGAACAACAAATTTTAGAAATGTATTCTTTTCCAGGAAAGCAATTCTCTTCAGCATCATTTGATCCTAGATATTCGATTCAAACGGTCGAGATGGAACGTCCTAACTATATGAACATACATCCCAGCTACTTTATGTCGAATACAGCAAACGATGCAACTGAAGTTTCTGCAAGTTGTTGTGAGTTTGAGTTTAGAGTGCCTTACATGTCTCCATTTAGATTTTCAGGATCTAGTGCTTTAAATAGACATGTAACAAACTTTTTCCCAACTACGATTGCTCCCGGAGATCTTGGTTCTTTAGTTGTCAAATACGCTATGCCGCATTATTTTGATGCAGGTGAAGGATCTTTTGTTCAAGGAATAACACTTGAAGTGTTTGCGGCTATTGACGATGTAGGAAGATTGGGATATCAAGTTAATGCGCCTGTTGTAGGTGTTGGTGCGTATGGAGTTGGAAATGCTTTGAATAAAAAGTATTACCAACTAATACCATCAGCACAAGTATCAGGTATATCTAGTGCTACCCC